CAAGCCAACCCCATCGCCATTTACTGATCCCGATTCGCTATGATGATTCCCTAATGACATCCAATGTAAGCGAATTGATGCTGGGTAGTAATGACCCTCGTATACATACGCCATTCGCCAGCGAGTTTCCTACACGTGGCAATGAGTTAATTGAATTAGCAATACGTTTAGAGCAACCTTTGATGCCATGGCAAGAGCTTGTGGCTATAGAAGCGCACAGATATAGGCCAGATGGCCGATGGGCATTTTCCCAGACCGGTATTTTGGTCAGTAGGCAAAACGGCAAAAGCCATATTATGCGGCTGCGCATTATTCAGGGCTTAACCGAATGGAAAGAGAAGTTACAGATTCTCAGCGCTCATAAGTTAGCGATTTCGCTAGAACATTTTAATCAGATCGTTGAGTACTTTGAAAATTACGATCATTTGTCAAGCCAGGTGAAGAATATCCGGCGAGTTAATGGCCAGGAAGAAATCACGATGCTAAATGGCTCGCGATTTAAGGTAGTTGCAAATAATGCTGCTGGTCGTGGCTATGCAGGAGCCGAATCTATCTATCTGGACGAATTACGCGAACACAAAGACTATGCCGCGTGGTCGGCTATATCTAGAACCCAATTAGCGGCCAAGAATCCTCAGCTGTGGGCATTCTCAAACGCAGGAGATGCGACAAGCGTGGTACTTAACGAATTACGCGAACGCGGGCATCACACAGTTGAAGGAGTAAAGGATTCCCTACTCTGGATGGAATGGAGCGCTAAGCCAGGCTCTCATCTGGACGATATGGATGCTTGGAAGCAAGCAAATCCAGCAATGGGTAGAAGTATTCATTACGAAAACCTTATGGCCGTTAAGAATGAACCCGAGGCTGTCGTTTTAACTGAGAACTTAGGTATCTGGGTTGATACGATGATCTCGCCTTGGTCGCCTGGTGCATGGAGCAATAGTGCAGACCTAGAGTTACAGCTAACAAATGATCGTCAGACATTCCTAGCATTTGACCTTACGCCTCGTCGCGATAGATGTGCCCTTGTTGCTGCTCAAATTGTAGATAGCAAAATTGCCGTTGGATTATTACATGAATTTGACAGTCAAACGGCCCTTGATGATCTACAAATAGCAAATGCCATTGCTCCTTGGGTTCGCAAGTACGACGTAAGCCATGTTTCATTTAGCAAAAACACCGGCGCAAGCGTGGCTGCCAGATTGCAGGCTGCAGGCATTCAATGCAAGGCAGTTGATGGTCGAGAATTTGCTCAGGCTTGCGATGAGATGCTAGGAGCCATGGAAAACAACCGACTTGTCCATGCTGATCAAAATAATTTTAATAAAGCCATTGCTTCATGCGCCCGGGTCAATTTTAGCGATGGGGGCTGGATTATTGGAAGGCGCGCCAGTAACGATAACGCAACTGCGGCCGTGGCTTGCGCTATGGCAATCCATGATGCGTCAAAACCTATAGCTGATGTTGATATCCTTATAGGTTAAAGTTGACTATGCTATAATTTTACGCTATATGGCACTCTTTGATTTCTTTCGAATTACCGAAAACTCCAATCGGATGGCTAACACTATGATTCAACAACCATCAGTGGATGTTTTTGCGGGTTTAGCCCCACTTAATATTTCAGCGCCTTTAGGCTGGGGATCTTTTGCTCTTACTTGTACTCGCGACCAAGCGCTACAGGTTCCGGCTGTAGCGAGAGGCCTAGGAATCATTGCAGGTACTATTGCAAGCATTCCATTGCAGACAAAGTTAAGGTCTGACTACACAGAAGTAGAATCGGTTAGAGTAATTAACCAACCTGATCCGCGTGTTCCTGGATCTATTGTTTATCATTACCTAGTACAAGACATGAAATTGTTCGGCGTAGGTTACGGCCAAGTTATGGAGATTTATCAGGAATTTCCTAACCGAATTAAGTCCTGGACTCGCATTGCGCCTGAAAGAATTACTCCACAATACAACGCGCTTGGTACTGAAGTAATCGGCTACCAAGTTGACGGCAAAAATATCCCACTTACAGGTGTCGATAGCATTATCGCGTTTCCTGCTGGTGATGGCATTTTAAATATCGGCGGCCGTACGATTCGCACTGCACTAGAGCTAGAAAAAACAGCGTATAACTTCGCTAATGAACCAACGCCTTCTATGGTATTAAAATCAACCGGCACAAATTTACCTGCTGATCGTATTCGTCAACTTCTTGATGCTTGGAAGATTTCTCGCCAATCTCGCGCTACTGCGTTTTTAAATGCTGATGTAGAAATGACAGCAGTAGGTTTTGATCCTGAAAAATTACAGTTAAATCAAGCCCGCCAATATCTTGCAACGGAAATATCACGTCTTGTTGGCATTCCTGCCTGGTATTTATCGGCAGATGTCAACACAATGACTTATTCTAATGTCGTAAGCGAGCGTCGCTCACTTGTTGATTTCTCACTGCGCCCGCTTCTTCGCGGTTTAGAACAAAGACTTTCTATGCCAGATTTTGTGCCTAATACACAAGAAGTTGTTTTCGACATGGATGATTTCTTGCGTGGCAACCCATTAGAGCGCGCCCAAACTTTAGAGATTCTCGTTCGGTCGGGAATTATGACCATCGAGGAAGCACGAGAGGAAGAAGATCTAATCAAATGAAAATAAACATGCCCATGAACATTTCTGCCGCAGATAGTGACTCACGCACCATTACAGGTCGCATTGTTACCTGGAACGAGGCTGGATTTACAAACGCTGGCAAAACTATTTTTGCTCAGGATTCTATTGCTCTTAAACCGGTAAAATTATTGTTAGAACATCAAACCACACAGCCAATTGGTCGCGTTATGGAATTCAATCACATTGATGATCAAGCAGGTAATCCTGTAGGCATTGAAGCGACATTTAAAATTGCTAAAACATATTTAGGAGATGCCGCGTTAGAAGAAGCCGCTATGGGCTTACGCGATGGATTTTCGGTGGGCATCAAACTCAACGAATGGAAAGACGAAGATGGCGCATTCCGCGTCATTTCAAGTAATCTCGTAGAAGTCAGCCTGGTCGAAAGTCCGGCCATCGACAGCGCGAGAGTTTCTGAAGTAGCTGCTTCAGAAGATCCCAACAAGGAAGAAGAAAACATGACCGAAGCACCAAAGACGACCGAGCCTGAGGTTTCGGTCGAAGCACAAAAGATCGAGGCTGCTGCTCCTGTCGTTAATGCGCCTGTATACGCTGCACCACGCGTAAACATGAACATCAGCGCCGGACAATACGCACTCGCACAGATTCAAGCACAACGTGGCGATTCTAACGCTCGCGACATCATTGCTGCACTTGAAATCGCAACTACTTCTGAGAACATCGGTGTAGTTCCACCTACATATCTTCGCGACATCATCGGAATCATTGACGATTCTATGCCGTTCGCTATGTCCATTGAGCAAGGCGTTTTACCTGCTTCAGGAATGAAGTTCTATCGGCCGCTACTTGGAGTCCAGGCAACAACTGCTATAACAGCAGAAGGTGTTGAGTTCGATTCAACCGATACAACAATCACAAGCAAAGAAATTGACGTCGTAAAAATTGCCGGCGCAAATCGAGTATCCGTAGAGCTCCTTGAGCGCTCTGACCCTGCGTATCTTGATGTTCTTCTTCGTGAGTTGGCCGCAAGCTGGGCTCAAAAAGCAGATGCTTACGCATTTAGCATTGCATTAGCCGCACCAGGAACATCAACTGGCGCAACACTGTACGGTTCTATTGCTGATGGAATTGCTGATTCCTATGGCATTCTTCGCAAGACCCCAAATCGTTTCCTTGCAGACACCGGCAACTTTGCCGAGTTGCTTGCAGCTGTAGATGGATCAGCACGACCACTATTCGCTGCCGCTGCTCCACAAAATGCTGCTGGACTTATGAGCCAAGGTTCAACCGCTGGAACAATTGCAGGTCTGTCACTTGTTGTAGATCCAAACTTCGACACCGGAACAGGTGTTAAGGGTGTTGTCTATTCCAACGACGCAGCAACCTTCTACCGCGGGCCAGCACAACAGATTCGTGCCAACATCGTTTCTACTGGTGAAATTGAAATTGGCGTTCACGGATATGTTGCAACTTGTGCAAAGTATCCATCTGCTTTCCGCAACCTCACAGTCACACCTTAATAACCTAGTCTGAGAGAGGCGTGTCGCCCCGAGCGTCTCTCTCGCTTGTAAAGGAGAACCCATGCCTAGCATAGTTACCGCTGCACAGTTGCGCGCTGTGTTAGGCGTGAGTTCTTCTCTTTACAATGACGCTTATCTTGATGGCATTATTGACACTAGCGAAGGCGTAATTCTTCCACTATTAACTGAACATGAAGCTGCTATTCAAGGCGTTGAGTTAGTCGGTAATGTTGCTTTCTTTTACACCGTTCGCCCGCATGGCTTCGTCGAAGGTCAGACAGTAGTTATTAACAATGTCGGAGCGCCTTTTGACGGATCACGTTTAGTAACCGATGAGATTGCAACTTTTTACACAGTCAACCGCATGGGCTTTAACATTGTTTATTCGCAAGTATTTACGCAAACAATTACAAATGCAGACATTGAGCGCAGACCAATTATTCCAACAGGTCGCGCAACTTTAGCCGGCAAAGATGCCGCAACTCTTTATGCAAGTAATCAAAATGTAGAATCTGCCGTTCTAGTTGTGGCCGTCGAAGTATTCCAATCTCGCATGGCTCCTGGTGGACAGATAGAAGGCGTAGATTTTAACAGTACGCCATATCGCATGGGTCGCAGTTTATTTTCACGAGTACAGGGCTTACTTGGTAATGTCGTAGATGTCGAAAGTCTTTGCCAGTAATGCCATCAACCATTTCTGCAGATGTTCGCGGAGCCTTAGCAACAGCTTTGGGTAGTGTTGTGGCAACCGTTTACTCTTACGTTCCAGAAGCAATTATTCCGCCAGCAGTTGTTATAGTCCCAGATTCACCGTATCTTGAATTAGAAACTTTAGGAAAATCACAAATCCGCACAAAGATTAATTTAGTTATTTCGGTCGCGGTTGCATATAACAGTAACCCAGCATCGCTCGACAATCTTGAGCAGCTAATAATAAGTGTTCTGAAGGTAATCCCAGCCGGGTACGCAGTCGGAGCGGTTGAAAAACCAACAGTAACTCAAGTCGGGCCATCTAATGTATTAGTGGCCGATATCAGAGTTTTTACCTACTACACGCAAACCAATTAAGGAGAAAAAATGTCAACAAGAATTATTACGGGTCGTGATGTGTCATTCACCCTCGACACAAAATCTTACGACGCACAAACAACATCGGCAACACTTGCATGCGATACCACCATTGAAACATATCCAACACTTAATGGCAACGCGTATGCGGCTGTGGATGCTCAATGGACTTTCACAATCGAACTTTTGCAAGACTGGGCATCAACTGCTACCCAAGGTTCATTATTCGAAAATATGTGGAGTAATGCGGAACAAAATCCAAACACACCTGTGGCCGTATCTTTCACAGCTGTAACCGGAGCGGTTTTCAGTTTTACGGTATTGCCAATTTTTCCAACAGCCGGTGGAGCAGCCCCAGGCGCATTAACAGATACTTGGGCATTAACAGTAATTGGCACACCAACCGAAAACTTCAGCTAAACTAAAAAAAGGGGCAAGCAATGCAACAGAAAATCACAATTACATATGCAAGTGGCGAGGAAATTACATACCAGATTTATCCACCAGATTATGCAAAATGGGAACGTGCCAACAGCAAGTCTATTCAGGAGTTTTCTGGTATGTATGATCTTCTCTTTGTATCGCACAGTGCTTACAAAAGAGACGCCGGTGGCAAGCCAACCAAATCACTCGATATATGGATGGAATCAGTAGTCAATTTAGAAGTTGGCGATGATAACCCAAAAGCCATAAGCGAGGAAGTCTAGGTCGGCTTATAGTCGAACTTGCAATAGCGACCAAGATTCCAATGGAGCATTGGCGCACAGGAGAGGACATATTGACCGCCTTGGAGATATTAGAGCAACAAAATGGCAAGTGATAAAATAGGTTTTGACAAATCAGAACTGCGCTTAGTCTATAAGGCTCTAAAAAACATGGACGATAGAGCCAAGGATGAAGCCCAAAGGCAATCCGGGGCTTTAGCCGAATATGCTCAAACGCAAATTTCCTCAACTGCGGCAGGTCGGGGAAAAGCAGCCACAAGAATTGCAACAGGATCTCGAGTCAAAAAATCCTCTACAACTGGCGAGATTACTTACGGTTACGCTTCTCAAAGATTTTCTGGCGGTGGAACTACCAGAAATTTATGGGGCGGCAACGAGTTTGGATCTAACCGGTATCGGCAATTTCCTAACTGGTCAGGGCCAGAAGGCCGAGGCAGTAAAGGATGGTTTATCTACCCAACGCTGCGCCGGATTCAACCTAAAATTCTTGAAGCCTGGACTAATGCTTTTGATAAGATACTAAAGGAGTGGACATAATGGCAACCGCATCAAGAGCCTTAACCCTCAAGCTCCTTGCCGATATTACAGATTTTACTAAAGGACTTGATCAAAGCCAAAAACAAGTTCAAAGTACTGGCGATAAAATATCAGCATTTGGAAAAAAAGCAGGACTTGCTTTAGCTGCTGCTGGTGTTGCCGCAGGTGCTTTTGCCGTAAAGTTCGGTAAAGATGCTATATCTGCTGCAAGCGATTTAAATGAAACTATTGCTAAAACAGGCGAATTATTTGGAGACTCCACAGCCGAAATTGAAAAATTTGCTGAAAGCGCAGCTAGCAGATTAGGTCAATCAAAACAACAAGCACTTGACGCTGCTGCTAATTTTGCTATCTTTGGTAAGTCAGCAGGGCTTGCAGGAAATGACTTAGTAAACTTTTCTACAGGTTTTACTAACCTTGCTTCTGATCTAGCATCTTTTAACAATACTTCTCCAGAAGATGCAATTAACGCTATCGGTTCAGCCCTTCGCGGAGAAGCAGAACCTTTAAGAAGATATGGAGTACTTCTTAACGACGCTAGCCTACGCCAAGCAGCCTTAGAACTTGGCATTGTTAGCACTACCAAGAACGCTTTAACTCCACAACAAAAGGTATTGGCAGCCCAGCAATTAATTTATGAGCAGACTTCTGTAGCACAAGGTGACTTTGCTAGGACGTCGGATGGCTTAGCTAACAGCCAACGAATACTTACTGCTCAAATAGAAAATGTTAGAACTAAGATAGGTACAGCCTTATTACCAGCCGCGACTGAACTTTTTGGTTTTATTGGTGGCAACTTAATTCCAGTTATAGAAAATTGGAGCAAATCTTTCTCTGCATCTCTTGGGCCAGTCGTAACAAAATTATCAGATTTTATCAAAACAGAATTATTGCCAATTATTCAATTATGGTGGGGCTATTTAACTGAGTATGTAATCCCAGGTATAGCCAATTTGTTTACTCCTATTCTAAATGGTCTTTTTAAAGCGTTTCAAACAATTAAAAAATCTATAGTAGATAATGAAGAAAATTTACGACCATTGTTTAATTTATTTAAAGCCGTCGCTACTTTTGCTAAAGATTTCTTAGCGCCAATTATTGGCAAGACTTTAGGCGCTGCGTTACAAGGGGTTGCGAAAATCGTGGGAACTTTAATTGACCTTTTCTCAAATCTAGTAGGAATTATTAACTCAGCAATCAACGCAATCAAGGCCATAGCAAGCGCTGGAAAGGCCATAGGCGGGGCCATAGGCGGGGCTTTAGGCTTTGGCGGGGGCAGGGCTAACGGTGGCCCTGTATCGGCTAATACGGCTTATGTAGTAGGCGAGCGCGGCCCTGAGTTATTCGTGCCGGGTAGTTCTGGATCAATCATTCCTAACGGCATGGGCCGCGGTACTACTATTAACCTAACAGTTAACGGTGCAATCGATAGCGAATCAACAGCCCGTCAGATCATTAGCATTCTTAACGATTCACAAGCTAGAGGCACTCTGGGAAGCGCGGCCTTTGCATGACCGTATGGACACCCGAATGGGCAGTGGAGATCAATGGTTTAGGTGATGTCACAGACCTAGTCTTATCGGATCTGACAATCACTTCTGGCCGCACAGATATTTATTCGCAACCGATCGCCGGGTATTGTAGATTTACTCTTAAAAACCTTACTCAATCAGCCATTACATTTGATGTAAACGATTCTATTGTAGTCAAGGTGAAAGACTCGACGGCCACTTATGTACCAATTTTCGGCGGCGATATATCTGACATTGATATCGTTATTGCAACAGGCGAACCAGTCATAACTCAAAACGTAACTATTACAGCTCTTGGTGCTTTATCTAAACTGCCGAAAACTTTAACCGAAGGCGTACTGTCTAAAGACTTTGATGGCGACCAAATTTTTGAAATCCTTCAATTTGTTCTTTTTGATCAATGGAATGAAGTTCCAGCAGCAGAAACTTGGAATGCTTACGATCCTTTAATTACTTGGGAAAACGCCGAAAACAGCGGACTAGGCGAAATTGATCGTCCAGGCGATTACGAACTAGCAGCAAGGTCGGCTGACACCACAGACGTCTATTCGCTAGTGTCAAACCTTGCAACATCAGGGCTTGGCTATATTTACGAAGATGCGGCTGGCCGTATTGGCTATGCAGATTCAACACACAGATCCCAATACTTAGCGGCTAACGGCTACGCTTATGTAGAAGCCGGATGGGCCTACGCTAGTGGCATAGCAACATCTAAACGGCTTGGCGATGTGAGAAACAAAGTAACTATTACCTATAAAAACGGCCAACAGGAAACAGCCGACGAGCCTAGTTCAATTGAACTTTACGGGACACAAGCTCAGAACATTCAAACCAGCATTGAAAACAGCGCGGATGCTTTAACTCAGGCTGAGTTTTATTTAGAGATTCGGGCATTTCCGCAATACCAATTTAAAAGCATCACTTTTCCTTTAAACAACCCAAATATCCCGGATTTATACAGGGATCAAGCATTAAACATATTTATGGGATTGCCGTTGGATATTGAGGATTTACCAATCAACATAGCCGACGGTCGATATCAGGGATTTGTAGAGGGTTGGACTTGGAGTACCAGATTCAACGCACTTGATTTAACAATTATTGTCTCACCAATAGCCTTTTCATTACAGGCTTATAGGTGGACTAGCGTTCCGGTTGACTTAACATGGGCCGCGGTAAGTACAGATTTCGATTGGAATAACGCTACAATAGTAGCCTGACAAGGAGAATAAATGGCAACGACTACAAACTTTGGCTGGCAGACGCCGGACGATACCGACCTCGTCAAAGACGGAGCCGCCGCGATCCGCACTCTTGGTCAATCTATCGACACTTCTCTAATGGATCTTGAAGGCGGCACAGCTGGACAGATTCTGGCAAAAAATTCTAATACTGACATGGATTTCGTTTTTATCAATAATGACACGGGAATCATTACAGCCTATTCAGCCAAGACCGACAATTACACAGTTGCGTCTGGGGATGAATACAACATTTTCTCAATGAACAATGCCGTTGCAAAAGAATTTCGCATTCCAACCGACGCGACTTTTAACTTTGCAATCGGAACAGAAATTAATTTTTTCTGGATTACAGGAGCCGGACAACCTTCAATCGTTGCCGTTACTCCGGGAACAACAACCGTCATCTCAACAGGTGCGACAAGCGCCAGTCCAAAGTTACGAGCCGCTAATAGTGCAGCAACAGCAATCAAACTTGCCGCTAATTCTTGGCTAGTGGTAGGCGACATCGCGTGAGTCCGATTCTTGGAATTATGGCTTCACAAAATTATCCGCGCACCGTTGCGGTTGAATTTCTCGTTATTGCCGGAGGCGGTTCGGGAAATGTTAACGGAGGCGGAGGCGGTGCTGGCGGTTATGTTACAGGTACATTTCAAGCCGATAAGTCAACAAATTACAGCGTAAAGGTAGGAGCCGGTGGAACCGGAGCCGGGTATAACGGTGCTAATACAGCCGGAGCGACTTCTATTTTTGCAACCACTACAGCCAATGGCGGCGGTCGCGGTGCTAATGAGACGACTAACTATGGTAACGGAGCCGGAAACGGTGAATCCGGAGGCTCTGGAGGAGGCGGCGGATACTTTGCCAATTCAACAGGTGGAGCAGGAAGTCAGGGAAACGCTGGCGGCTCTACTGGTACTACTGCCGGTCGTTGCGGCGGTGGTGGTGGTGCAGGTGGAGTAGGTGGTACAGGTGGGGCAAACGGAGGCGCGGGCGGAGCAGGTTCAGCGTCAAGTATTACCGGTACTTCTGTAAGTAGAGCCGGTGGCGGTGGAGGAAATTGCTACGATACCGGAGCAGGTGGTACAGCAACAGCCGGAGGCGGAGCAGGTGTAACAGGATTTAATCAAACAGCCGCATCGGGAACAGCGAACACGGGAGGCGGAGGCGGAGGATCTGGCGGTGGAAGTGGAGTCGGAGGCGGTGGAGGA